GAACGGTTATTATCGTGCCACGGTTTACCAAGTAACATTTCTTCCTTGACGCGCGCCTTACTCTTACCAGTACAGAACTCTTCCAAGTGAATCCACATCTGCCCCTCTGGACCAGCATCGGGTGCCAATTGGTGAATCTCTGCTGTTGAAAGTAACTCGTTAATTTCCTTTACCCACTTGGCATCTTTTATAGGCAAAATAACACGGTGGTACTGTCTTAAATACTCCCTGCTGAATATTGCTTGACTCCTCACCATGTCCACAGTAACGTCAATGGATGTTCCGTTTATAGTAAACACCCAATACGGGTCATCCTTACTTTCAGTTGTTGGTGCGTAACACTTAACAGGTCTTTCCACCTCATCAAGTATATTTGGGCGCTTTGACTTTTCATCATCGTTTGATAACTTTACACCGTATTGGCAACTGGCACAGGCTTCTTTATCACAGACAGATAACAATGGTTGATCTTTACACTTGTAAACGTAAGTCTTTTTATTAAGTGATCTGATTATACCGGCAACTTCACTATAGGAACCGGGACCCATGAACCTGTTATTATACTCAAAAATCTTGTCTTCCCAACCACTTGCAAACTTCATCCTTGCAAACACACCCATGCTAAACAATGCTGAGTTGCGACTTCCGGGAGGAAATCCCCCTTTAACAAGTGCTTGTATACAGGGGGGAGCGTCGACAAATTCTGCTTCAACTTCGTCGCATATCACATCAGGCTGGTAAGATACAAGTTGCTGGATGTGCAACGAGTTCTCAGCGACCAGTGTTATAAAGTCTTCCGGACTAAGAGCAATGCCGCCCTTGATAGCGTAGCGAGTGGTAGTTTCTCCACCGAAATATGGCATATTTATCCAGTTTCCAGTGTCGCCTTCTTTTAACTCGTCTTGCTTAGGGAATATTTCGTCGTTCGGATGCCCAATGGAACGTGCCACAAGAGCCAACTTCTTACGCATTAACTTTGCAGGAACAGGGTTACTGGTGAATAAGTAGACATGCAAACCACCGCTCTTGCTACGGCACAGCACAAGCGGAGCGGCCACTTTAAAGCTAAGATCTTCTATGTCCAAACCTTCGTACTCATCAATATCTACAGCACCCCAAGTGCAAGATGAATCCTCGCGTATAGGAACTATTCCAATTCCCTTTGTACCTTCTAAATGTTTCCTCCATAAACCCTCTGTAACTGCTCCTTTGACAGTTTTGGCCTTGCCTGTTAACTTCAAACCTTTTTGGGAGTCTATTATAAATTCTCCGTGGGCAGTTTGATTGCCACAGAAAATACGATTTAGTTCATAAGCTACATCCATAACAAAAACCCTCCAGAAAATTAACCCCTTGACTAAACATCAAGGGGTTATTACAACACTGGTTATACGAATAGCGTTTCTCCATCGATCCATGCTATCGAATCCTGCTGATACTTCGCCCGAATGCCGCCGAATTCCATAATATTGGTCCTCTCTTTCGTAATCTAACCATCGGCTTCACCAGACAAGCTGGTGAAGCCTCAACTCGTTAGCAAGACTCTGCCTGCTCCGCTGCCGCTTTGAGAATCCGTAGCAAATTATCATTCATAAAAGTAATGCCTTCCTTGCTCGTATCACCCATGATGAAAAACGTCAGTTGGTCTCCGATGGCCTGAATGAGATGATCTCCGACGTGGAAATCAATAGCGTCAATCTCGCTCAAAACTGAATCTTCGTCGTGTCCGGTGGTGACTGTCTTAGTCCGCATTTTAAACATATTGTTTCCACTCTTTGATTTCACCAGTGTTTTTGCGACGGCTCTTGACCGTAACCGCTTCACTGTCGAGTCGTCGGCTGTATTTTTGTCTGCCCACTCAAGGGCTTCATCAACTGTCATATTCCCTCGCTTTGCTAACCATCGGCTCCACCGGACGCATACAGCCGCGACCGGTAAGCCTCAAGCCGTTAGATTACCCTGCTGATACTCAACTCGTTATGCTAGTAAGGAAGGTCTTCTGGTTCTGTTGCCTTGGCTTCTCCGCTTCTTACCATTTCACGGAAAGACTTGGCTGCATTATACAGTTCGATGGAGTCAACTTGGCCGACGTGCTCAATCTTAATACCTGTCCAAGAACCTTTGTCGTTTGACTCGGATACTGGTGACAGTTTGTACTTCTGGCTGAACATAGGAGCCACTTGGCCTTGGATACGAATACCCTGCATAAGTGACATCCACTTCTTGCTCTTCTTCATCTGTGTTGAAGATAGCGTTAGAAGTGCTGGCTCAAAGTTACCGTCGGGATTCACAATAATGACATAGTGGTCACGAGTGTCAGTAAGAATAGAACCGTCTTCAAGTACGTTCTGGAAACGCTCGTTCTGCGTCGTATGCAGGTTGGCGGCTTCTGCTGGTGTATAGGTGCCTTTAATACCTCCGCCCGACTCACGAGGAGCCCATGCGTTGAACTTGTGGACGTAGTGGCAAGGGACAACAATCACACCCTCCTCGCCTTTGTAAATCTTTTCAGTGACGGTATTGAAAAAATCGCCTTCCTCAGCTCCCTTAACATAAGCAGCATCCATCTTCTTGCACTGTGGGCTGAGTGACTGGAGGACACGCAGAAAGGGAATTGCGTAACTAGACGCATCCGCCTCTTCAAAACCCTCACCACTGTCAGCACCAAAATCAATCACTGCGCCCAATGCACCTGCTTCTTCTTTAACCGCTACTGCTGTCTCTGGTTTTGCCATGATATTTCTCCTTGTTGTTTAAGCGGTATCTCCGCTGGATTGCCGCCGAGGCGGTTAATAACAATTGGTAGTGGGTGTAGGGATCGAACCTACGATATCAGAGTCAAAGTCTGGTGTGTTACCTCTACACTAACCCACAGTATTTAATTTTATTTTAAGTTCGTCAGCAAACCACGTTAGTATAATTTCAGCAAGTTCTTTATCTGCATTATACCATTCCTCAGCGTGAGTATCGTCCAAATTATTAATGAACGTGATCATTCGCTCTTTTAGTTCTGATTTTGTCATATTACCCTCACTTAGTTTTAATAACTGTTTTGTTCAACGGCCCGACGCTAAAGAACTCTTCTGGGAATTCAACGCCCCTTGCCATTTGTTCTTTGACGGTTGCCTTGAGGGTACTTGGGTGTATGGACAATTTCTCGTTGGCATTTAACCCCGTTGCTTTGCAAAACTCCATGAGCTCTTTAACGCTTTCGAACTCTCCGCGTCCAAATTCAACTGCTACTTGGTCTTTAACAATACCTCCAAGTTGGTTGGCATCTAGCCACTCAACAGCTTGTTGCATAAAGTCCTTTCGTACCGAAGCATATACATCGCTCCTGATTGTAATCTTAGCGCCATTAGATAGCTTAAATTCGCTCATACCAATTGCCAACATTGCTTCCGGTAGCAAGTATTCCTGAATATTGCGGAGTGCTTCTTTTGCGTGATCCAAGTCAACTTCACACTGTTTAACGCTAGCTTCCCATTCAAGTTGCTCCTGTGCTAAGCGGCTAATATTAAGCAGCTCATCGTTCTTTGCTTCTACGGTAGCAACGTCTTCTTTGAACAACTTACTTAGGTCGCTCATAGCTCCTCCAGCGGAAAGTGCTTTGTGATAATGCCAGCAATATCGTATTCTGTTTTTGCTATGTAATCGTTTTTACCTATGCTGATCACATAACCATTTACTACCCGCATAACAGTCGCCACGGTAGGGGGAACTTCTGTTGTCTGCTTACATTCGCATACTACGTTGTCGATGCACATTTCTTTAGTCCTCTTTTCTATAGATATTCACCGCCACGGCGATGTACTGCTTTGCATCTCTGTCCCACTTCAGGAGGTTAAACTTTCCACGGTTAGCTTGGCAAGCTATTGCTCCCGCCATTGCTATTGCACTTGGGTCACCAACTGCCACTAGGTAATCGTCGTCACAGAAGTTACGCAACTTGTCTTTAAGCGCATTGACAGTTGGACCAGGAGTAAGTGACACTCTGCCGTTGGGTAAGCATACCTCCAAGTCTCCGTAACTTGCCGCTTTACGAAAGTCCATGGTTGCTTCCATGTGGCCTGTGTCACGGTTACGTTTCATCACCTCTTGAATGATGTAAACTTTACCTCTTGTTTTTGGTGCTAGCATATTGTACTCCTGTTTTTAGTTCTTTTTATTCCTGGTACGGTATTAAGCAGAGGGCTTTTAAAACCCCCTGCTTAATTGTGTTTGTAATATAGCACATATTTTTGTATAAGCACACAATTATTTTGTATATTATTTATTATAAGCGTCACTCCTAATATACTTACTTATTGATTTTGGGCTACAGTTATATTTTTCTGAAAGTTTACGAACTCCAAATAACCTAGGTATATATTCTGATACAATAAATCCTTTTATCTCTTCAGTGAGTTCATTCCATCCAAATCTGGCGTTATGAGACATCGCCATTTTTCTTCTGGTCTTATCAGAAGCTTTTTTACCGTACATGGGATTACCTTCACCAGACATCATTTTAGAACGTTTGATCCTCTCCGAATCAGTTCTAAGTCTTTCTTTTGATGACTTTGATAACCTAGCTCGTATTTCATCACTATGGGTTCGCCCACTCATGGGATTGTTTGCGCCAGTCATTCTAACACTCAATCTTGCCTTAAATTCTTCAGAATGGCTCATTCCTTTAAACGTCCCACCTTTACCATACACAGGGTTTCTTTCTCCTGTTCCGTGGTAGCGTCCATGTTCTTCCCTAGTCATTAGCTGTAAATTCTCTAGGCGGTCGTCAGATCTATCACCATTGATGTGATGAACTACTTCATTAAAAGACAAAACTCTCTCCAAATGATTTTCCATAAGCTGTCTATACAATCTAGGTTGCTTCTTTCTCATATCCAATCTCCTATATTGTCGCCTGTAATAAGATCAGCTATGTTTTTCTTTGATCTTAATACATCGACTATTTTTTCATCTATAGTTGATTGTGCCACAAAATCTACATAAAGTACAGAACTTTTTTGACCTATTCTATGCGCTCTATCTGATGCTTGTAACCTGTTCTCTAGGCTAAAATCATTAGACCAGAAAACCACAGTGTTCGCAGCAGTTAAAGTTAATCCTTTCCCTGCGGTGGTTGTGTTTCCCACAAAATATCTAACCCCGTCGTTATTTTGAAAAGATTCTACATTAGCACTTCTATTAAGATTATCAACACCACCATGATACTCTACTATAGAATCTTTCCCAAATACCTCTTTTATGCGTTTAGAAATAGCATCTATTTCTGCTCTAAACCGAGCAAAGATAATGACTTTTCCATTGGTTTCCTCCAATAACTCTACGAGTGACTCCACTCGTGGGTTGACTTTGTCAATTGCTACTGGAACAGGCATCTTGCCCCCAACCAGTATAAACTCACCAACCTCATTCATTTCCAGATCAGGATCAGGGACAAAATACCCTCCTACTATCTGCTGGAGCCTAAGGAGTTTAGTCAAAGCTAATGGTGCAGACATCGCCATCCCATTGAATTCGGCAACTACCTCTTTCTTTAAACTGTTGTACAACTTCCGTTGGGAATCCGATAGATCTACATATCTTTTTGAGTACAGCTTTTCCGGTAAATCCAGACACTCTTGTTTCGTAACTCGGTAACTGTGTGGCGCTATTAGGTTTGTTAGCTCCTCCGTGTTGTGATACCCCTGCACCACCATGAAGCTCCGCCCCGCTGTTCTCATTTCTTTCATTATAGCGTATTTGTTTCTGAAGGCGAAGTAACTCTGACAACGTAAAATCTGTGAGTCCAGAAAATTGAACTGTGTGAATAAATCCAGTGGTCCTTGCGTGACCGGTGTCCCAGTCAATATTCGTCGGTACTTGGCGTGTACTGACAATTTTAACAGGTTCTTTGTACGGATCGCTTTTGGGTTCTTTATCACAGAACTCTCGTCTATAACCATCATAGTCCTGAATGAGTTCAGAAAACTTCTCGCGAAGGAACATCCTTTCGCAGTCACAAAGGCCTCTATGTTCATTGTTATTACTTTTAATCCGGTCGGTGCATTCAGGACATTGCATACTGCCTCCTCTTCTTTTTTATTGGGTGAACTTGCATACCATGCCGATGTTGCGTTTATATAGTCGGGCATGTGTTCAGCAACTTGGTCACACCACATGCGATGAACGCCATTCGGCGCGACCACAAGTATTGCGTCTATCTTACCCTGTGAATATAACCACGCTCCGGTATTAAGAGTGACGAAGGTTTTCCCTGTTCCCATTTCCATAAGCAAGGCATAATATTCTTTATCACGGCTGGCGTTGAATACTTCTAGCTGATGGGCGAACGGTTTATTTTTAAATAGAAAGTCGTTCATCCGCACACACTCCACCCGCATTCTATACAACATTTACAACCACCCAACATTTGCAACGATGCCCCACAATCCGGACAGATTGATTTATTAGCCATTTCAGCACCCTCCTTTCAACAAACCACAAAGTTCTTCGAAATTGACACGTTTGCTCCAGACGCCAGCCTGCAAACATAACCATGTTTCTTTGTCCCAACCGTCATACGCATCCAGGGCTTCTTCCCAAGATAACAAAAAGAAATCATCCTCTATCCTAATAAACACCCACACGTTACCAGCCAATTCTCCACGAGCTTTGATCCAATATTTTTGCTCTGGGCGTAAGGGTAGCTTGACCTTTGTTGTAGCTCTGACGGGCCAATTTACAATGTATTTTAGCTCTATCCATCCGCTAATGCCGGGAATACCATAACTCACGTCCGGCACTCCATTACCAGCAGACGATTCAATTCTAGTTACGTGCCACCCGCTACCCATCATTCCTTTACGAAGATACTGCCACACACCACTTTCGTTCATTTTTATACCTTCCCACCGCAGGTCTTTTTATAATCGCAATATCTGCAACCATATTCATCAGAGTTCTTAGGTAAAAATTTGTTACGTGACGTATAATCAAATATATCTTTTACAATCGTCAATAGCTCATCAACCTTTAGCGGGTCATACTTGATATGCTCCGTGTATATTTCCATAGTATCGGCATTCACTGCGTTAAACAGACACTTGTCTAGCTTCAAGTAGTGAAGATACAGTTGAACTTGGCAATAGTACCCGTATTTACTAGTCTTGCAATCTGTGTCTTTAAGGTGCGCCCAAGACTTCCCGTTAAGGCACTTGTTCTCCCAGAGCACAGGGTAGCTAGTACCTTCCGGACCGCTTAGTAGCACACCGTCAACGTGTCCTTTGAATCTACCTTCTGGGCAGTCTACTGTTGGAAAGTCGGAGAATTGTAGTTTACTATCATCGGTTTCAAACACAAACCCAACCTCTTTCATCCAGTCTACCATTTTAGCTTCGTAAACATAACCTCTGTCAAATATCCGTTTTATACGAGGAGGAAAGTCTTTAGGCTCTAATCTTCCAAGTATTGTTAACCAGTAATATTGCGTCGCCCTTTGGCACTTGTTACCTACCGAGCTCGCACCCAAATAGTTGCGCTTACCTTGCGGTGTATCAAAAAGATTATCAATTAATCTTTGCATATTAATCATTTTTCGTATCTCCTTCTTATCTGTCTTGACATTTTACAACAACAAACCGCCACCTGTAACAATTCAATTGATAAACGATGATCTGAAGAGTTATCATTCTTAAAATATGCATCTATACACTCTTTAAATTCATCTTCTATTTTATCAAACATCTGTTTCGTAACGTAGTTATCCCAGTCACCATGTTTATTTATAGATCTGGTCATTTCTTTATCAAACAAAAACATTGTTTCTTCCACGAGATACCTCCTTCCTACCGTCTGTAGTCGTTGTTCCAGCCACATTCTCAACGCTATAGCTTGGTGTTCACGGTAGGTTTTAGTTTAATTAAAATAGATCCATTTGACCTATTATATTTATACCTATATCCTTCAATAAGTCTTTACATTCTCTAATATACCAATCGTAATCTATATCAGTAGGGAATTCTTTTGGTAAATCTAAACAAGGCTTTGCTCCGAATGATCTTGGAACTGTGTTGTTATTAGTTTTATACGTTATTGTGCCACGTGTTGTGGAGCTATAGTACCATCTGATGGCTTTTCCAATGTGCTTGCTACCCTTTACCGCCCCACCTTTTACAGTCCTCACAGTCAAGAATTTTGTAACATCTTTACAATCCCTTAAAGTATCTTCAAAATCAATACCTTCCGTAAGATACTTTATTATGGCATGATTACATATTTCATTGGTAGGGTTTTTTTGTAAACCCCCTGTTTTAAAGCACCCTTTTGTTTTGACTTTACCATCAGTCTTAACAGCGATGTAATTATTGACATCGCGATTATATACTCCGGAATAGTCAGTGCGCTCCATGTTAAACCCAGTTCTATCTTCCCAATCCTTAATGATGTCAGTCATCAAATTCTCTTTGGTGATTGGGCATTTCATAACAATACCGTCGGTGTTCCCACTTATCACAGATATCCCAACTTCTTCTAAATCTTCTATCAGCATTAGAAGAAGCAATTGACCAGTGACGGTAACTTGTACCATTAGTTCTGGGGAATACAGTGTAGAGTACGGAGATCCTAATTTCCCAAATGACCCATTTATAACGATTCGCAATGAATCAGCAACTACCAAATCACCGGCTCTTTTACCAGCTATCCTCGTTTCAACTATACCTCTGTATACATCTAAAAACTCTTCACCCATCTGCTTTGGGTACAAACCGCAGTTTAATATTATCATAGGATAGAACGAAGTTACATCATTATCACATATGATTGTATACTTACTTACTATATGATGAACGCTCTTCTCTGTACTATGCAGACCGCCCATTCCCATCTGATATATAGACACCCCCATCTTTATCTTCAACTCTGCTAATTCTTTAGGCATGTCAATCTTACCTGAAGAACGTACTTCAAACGGATGTGAAGTTACTATGTTAAGAGCATCGTTAAGCTGTTTTGATTTGAAGCTAATGAACGCAGGTGCTTCATAAACAAATCTGTCTATCCCACTAGGTTTCTTTATTGACTTTCCGGTCTTCCTTGATATTTCGGCCTTTATAACAGTTTCAGCAATCTGAGCATCTGACTTGCTACGAAGGTCACACTTGTATTGGTTGCTCATCTTGCGCCGAAGGTCAATTTGCGGGGTAAGTTCGTCCAACAACAATTTCGTCAGTTGTAGGTCATTAGAACAATAGTGCTTAACCTCTCTTATTTCTTGGTGAGTTAGCGTCTTAGATTCATCATAAGGTAAGTCTTGCATCTTGTCACAGTGTAACCGACCACCGTATATCTTAAGAGAAGCCTTCCCAGGAGCAACTTCTATTAAGTCCACGGTGTTTATTTCTAAATCTGGTAATTGATACTTGTTCTGGAATTGGTACGCTTTCATCTCATTAACAATCAAATCGTCGCTGGCATATTTCAATTGCTGAGTGGTCGCACCCTTAATGGCAAACCTTATCAGCGGTATATCATAGGACGTTCCATTAAATGTCACTATTTCGTACTTGTCGAATATTTCTAGCAGCTTAGAAACGTCTAAAGTGTTATCACCACTAAAATCAAAAGTTATGATTTTATCATCAGATGCTCGTAGAAATGCTATCAAGAAATAATTACTATAGCATTCTATATCACAGATGGCTTGTGGTTTGCTCATATTGTACTCGCTAGAAATGCCGGTGCCTGATCACCCATCGCCCGTTTCAAATTCTCTTCAAACATGGTCTGCGGTGGCTTGACAGTTGGGTCTTTTATAATTCCGCTTTCAACACATTCTATCAATTTATCAAGAAAATGCTTGGCTTTTTGTAGGTCTTGTAAGCCATTTTTCTTGCGCCAACGAGTTATATACTTTGTTATCTGGCCTTCTAGATATGGCATTTCTTGGGAGATTGCATAGTCCCAGTGTTGTATGACACCTTTATAGTGTTCCCCTCCAACCTGGCGCATGTTGGCCGACTCAGGTTTGAATTCCCTAGGGTTTTCTACCCATTTACCTTGTGAGTCGTTTAGTATCACCCGTTCTTTTCCGTCAAATGTTGCCGTTTTAACAGAGTCATTTCCGCTTCCCATAATCAATTCCTCCCGTAGTTTTCTATTAACCAATTTAGTATTTCTGTGGACTTACCTTCTGGTTTAAGAGTTGCTAAAAAGGTTATTCCATTTGTAAATACTCTGTCCATATTTCTATTACCTAGATCGCGTTGCATCTTACAGTATAATAAAAGTTGAATCATATCTGCCCACTTAAGAGTGTTTCTGTCACGTTCATCAAGTTCTATATGAAACCCGTTCTGCTTTTCCCAATCTTCTTCAACTGCTGCCAGTGCATATTTTACCATAGGAAACGCCGCTTTGCTAGTAAATGGTGTGTCTCCAGTAATACCCTCAGCCATATCATGAAAAAGTGCTGCTCTAAGAAGCGTGGTTGAGGCTTTTTGTTCTGTTATCGCCAGAACAACCATTGCAACTCCAAATGAGTGCTGACCAACAGTCTCTTCATTTATTGTTGGTATGGTGTGAAAACGCTTAACTGCCGACCCATTCATCATATTAGTTATCCAAGTATGCATGAATCACCTCTCCTTTCAAGCCATTCTTTGCAAGCCAATCTCCAGTCTGTTGCCTTGATGTCTTGTAAATGTTTCCAACCGTCTTTAGATTCTTTGTGAGCAAACCAGCAATTATACATCGGCACAACCACTTCAGGGAAAAACAAGTTATCCCAATAACCGAATGTGTTGGGTTCCATATCTAAAAATTGTTTTAACTCTATGTCAAATGTCTTTGGTTCCGAAACCAGCGGGTAAGGTTTAACTGTGCCTTCCCAATATGGGTCGCTCATATTTAGTATTGATAAATCCTTCAACTTATCCCATTGTGGATTGTCAGTATAAACGTGGAACGAATCGGATACTTGGTTATAGATACCAACTTCGCAACCAATACGTGCGGCAAGGTATTCCTGTAGATAGCTGAATTGTACGACGTTTGCTCCGTAGCATCCCCATATCGCATCATTAGATCTGTTGCATACGGTTATATTGAGTTTTCCATTGCGTATCTTTAAGAATACTATGTCGTTGCACGGACGGTCTTTAGTTGTGCTAAGAAGGTCTTCTTTGTAATCCCATATTTGCAATACCGCTTGGCGAGTATCTGGGTCTTCCTTGAACTTGGTAACAACAGCATCAAGTTGATCCATTCCGCAACTTCTTAGACGGTGACCATAAGCTCCATGAAAGGTCACTTGGTTATCGCTGTAGGTTCTCAGGTTCTTATTAAACTGGTGTAAGAACGCCACGTCGTTTCTTCCTCCTAAAATCCAGAGGGCTTCCATGACGTGAAAGAACGGGTTACAGTCCCTTAGAGGTTCAAATAAAACTCTTTCTAAAGGTCTTATGTAGGTGGTGCATACTGGTTCAGGTATCTCCAAGGTCTTTTGACCACGTGGTGAAACTTCTTCGCCATCTTCTGATAGCAATCG